GAATCCTATTGAGGATGATATCTTGATGCATTATGGAGTTAAGAAACGCTCCGGTCGCTATCCTTGGGGTTCAGGTGATAACCCTTATCAACATAGCGGCGATTTTCTTAGCAGAGTTCAAGAATTGGAAAAACAAGGATTAACGCAAAAAGAAATAGCTGAAGCTATGGGACTGGATTCAACAACGCAACTTCGAGTAGCTCGTAAAGTTGCTAAAAATGAAAGACGAGCTTTAGAGGTCGATAGAGCCAAATCTTTACAATCGGATGGCTACAATGTTTCAGAAATCGGCAGAATTATGGGAAAGAATGAGTCTTCTATTCGTTCTCTTCTTAATGCTGATTCAGAAGCTCGAATGAATTCCGCAGCGACAACTGCTAAAATATTGAAAAATGAATTAGCTGAAAAAGGTGTAATCGATATTGGGGCGGGTGTTGAAAGAGAACTTGGCGTGTCTCGTAATACTTTGGAAGAGGCTATATTTATGCTGGAAGCTGAAGGATATGCGAGAGATGGTGTTGGTATTCCACAACCTTTAAACAAAGGTAAACAAACTAATGTGATGATTCTACATAATCCTGATATCACTGTAAAAGAAATTTATGACGATACCTCATTAATAAAATCTGTTGGTGATTATCACTCTGTAGACGGCGGTATATCTTTTTATAAAAGAGAATACCCAGCAAGCATTGACTCTGACAGAATCAGTATTAGATATGCTGAAGATGGTGGTATTGGAAAAGACGGTGTTATCGAAATTCGTAGAGGTGTAGCCGATTTGGATTTGGGTAATTCACATTATGCTCAGGTTCGTATTTTGGTTGATGGTACTCATTATCTAAAAGGAATGGCTATGTATTCGGATGACATGCCGGATGGTGCGGACATTGTCTTTAACACTAATAAGAAATCAGGCACTGATAAAATGAAGGTGTTAAAAGAAATAAACAATGACCCAGAAAATCCTTTTGGTGCTTATATAAAAGCCGACGGTCAGAGTTGGTATGATGCACCAGATGGAACAAAGAAACTATCAGCTATCAATAAACTAAAAGAAGAAGGCGAATGGGATAAAATGTCCAAGAACCTCTCTTCTCAATTCTTATCAAAGCAACCTATGAAACTCATTAATAAACAGTTAGATTTAACCTATGCTGATGCAGAAGCTGAATATGATTTGATATGTTCGTTGACCAATCCTACTGTTAAAAAGAAAATGTTAATGGAGTTTGCTGGTAGCTGTGATTCTGCGGTTGTACACTTGAAAGCAGCCGCATTACCAAGACAGCAAACAAGAGTTATTCTTCCCCTCACTCAAATGAAAGAGAATGAAGTATATGCTCCATATCTTAAAAATGGTGAAAAAGTTTGTTTGATAAGATACCCTCACGGTGGCGTATTTGAAATACCGGAATTAACGGTTAATAACAAAAACGCTTCTGCTAAAAAGATACTCGGTAACGCTCTTGATGCTATTGGAATTAATCAAAAAGTTGCTGAGAAATTATCAGGTGCTGACTTTGATGGAGATACGGTTGTTGTAATTCCAGTTAATGATAAGGTTAGAGTTAAATCAGCTTCTACACTTAAAGACCTTGAAAATTTCGATGCTAAAATTGAGTATTCCTCTGCTGGAAAAGAAGGCGTTCGACTAATGAAGAAGACAGAAATTGGTCGAGAAATGGGAATGGTATCTAATCTTATTACTGATATGACTCTAAGAGGTGCTACTGAGAGTGAAATAGCGAGAGCTGTTAAACATAGTCAGGTTGTTATTGATGCATATAAACATAAATTGGATTATAAGCAGTCAGAAAAAGACCAAGGCATCGCAGAATTGAGAAAAAAATATCAGCCTAAATATGATGAAGATGGTAATGTTGTCGGTGGCGGCGGTGCTTCAACCTTGCTATCTAAAAGAAAACAGGATGTGAGGATTGCGGAGAGACAAGGTAGCGGAACTATTGACCCTAATACGGGTAAGGTTACTTATAAGGAGTCTGGTAGAACTTACGTTGACCCTAAGACGGGTAAAACAGTAAAGGCTACCACTACAGTAAAACTCCTATCTACTATAGATGATTTACATACCCTATCCTCTGGTACTCCACAAGAGAACGCGTATGCGGACTATGGTAATAAAATGAAAGCCCTTGCTAACAAGGCCCGTAAAGAGTATAAAGCAACCGGGCGTCTGGAGTATTCGAGTAGTGCTAAGGCTACCTATCAAAACGAAGTGAACTCCCTACTGTCTAAACTTAATATAGCAGAAAAGAACGCCCCTAAAGAACGTCGCGCACAAGCACTGGCTAACTCTATTATTAAGACCAAACAGCAGGACTATGACATCACTGATAAAAAAGAGCTTACTAAAATCAAACAGATGGCACTAAATGACGCCCGTTCTTCTGTTGGTGCGAGTGGTAAAGATTCTCGAATAACCATAACAGATAGAGAATGGGAAGCTATACAAGCTGGTGCTATTAGTGATTCTAAGCTGACACAGATACTACGATACACTAAACCTGAAGAAGTTAGAGAAAAGGCAATGCCTAAAGCAACAACTCAATTATCTACTGCTCAAGTCAATAAGATTAAGAGTATGAAGAACTCAGGTTATAGCATTGCTGAAATAGCTGAATCACTTGGTAAATCTACATCTACAGTTTCTAAATACCTTAACAGTTGAAAGGAAGTGAGCAATTAAGTTATGATGAAATGTTTGATTACAACAACTGATAATCCTTTTTGTCCTTTTGAACAGTTTGACTCTTGGTATAGATTTGATACTGAAAAAGGTTACAACACATCTTGCTATTTAGCACGAGTTGCTCAAACTTCCGATAGATTCACAGAAGCTGAGAATGAAAGAGAAATGGAAAGAGCAATTGACGAGATTATCAAGTATGATTTTAGAAACATCTACAAAAAAGTTAAAAAGAATGTTGAAGATGATTGATATATAAATCAAATACCCCCACCCCTTTTTAACTTTGATGAAAGAAAAACTTAATACTGTGGACGGATTAAGAGGTTGTTATAACGCAGCCTCTTTTTCTTTTGTCCTTTTTAGCGTCTTATTTCCAAAAAATTCAAGGAAATCTCGCTAAATCTACTACAAAATTAAACTTCGGAGAATAATCACAACCCCTAAATGGTATAGGGGGGTCTCGCGAAAATGCTACCCCCTCCTGCATCGCGGCGGTCTTAAAAATTTCTCCGGGGGGATATTTTAGGGTGCCCTTTCCAGTTTAATAGAGTATTTAAAAGAGCTTACAAGGTCGTTTGGTGCTGCATGCCATAAATGCCCTCCTAAGATTTGTATTTGGAATTCATATTTCTTTCTCCTTTCGGTGAATTATAATCAGCGGTCTTGTAAGTTCCTTTAAATACTCTATTAAAACTATGGTAAAAGTAGCACAAAACTGTAAGAAAGGAGACGGTAAGGTTGGCAAAAAGCAAAGCCTCAGATTCTTCTGCTTCGCCAAAAAAGATGAGACCGGCTCTTACGCCGGAAAACAGAGAGAATCAGCTTATCTCTTTAGCTGTTGACCTTGCTGAAAAACAATTACGAGAGGGAACGGCATCTTCACAGGTTATTTCTCATTTCCTGAAACTTGGTTCATCATCATACAAGGCGGAGAAAGAAATGCTTGAGAAGCAAAAAGCATTAGTTGATGCAAAAATTGAAAACTTAAAGTCTGTTCAGCGTAATGAAGAGTTGCTTGAGAAAGCAATCGAAGCTATGCGTATTTACGGAGGTAGAAGCAATGAAGAGGAATAGATCTTATTCTGAATTGATAAGACTTGATACCTTTGAAGACAGATTTGATTATCTTTATCTTGGCGGAGGTGTTGGTGAAGAAACTTTCGGATGTAATCGATACTTGAATCAGGTATTTTACAGGTCAAAAGAATGGAAAAAGTTCAGACGAGATATCATCGTTCGTGATTTAGGATGTGACCTCGGCATAGAGGACCGAGAAATCAAACACGGGATAATTATAATCCACCATTTAAATCCGATAACTATAGATGATATTATTCAGAAAAGAATTGAGGTTCTTTTGAATCCCGAAAACGTAATCTGCACCAGCGAAAACACACATAAAGCTATTCATTATAGTGATAAAGAATTGTTAATTTTAAATCCGATAGAACGGACGAAAAATGACACTTGCCCTTGGAGGCATTAAATTATTAAAAGGAGGTCATAACAATGGCTAAAAAGAAAAACGAAAACGCAAATGTTGAAACCCCGGAAATTGTGAAAGGCGAGCAAACACCAAACGAGAACGAAGAAGTTACAACTCCGAAAGAAACTACTTCTGCTAAAAAAGAAGAAAAGAAAAAGACAATCGGCGTTGTTACCAACTGTGTTAAGTTGAATGTTCGTAATAAGCCGGAAGATAAGGCTAAGATTCTCACAGAAGTTCCGGTTCTTGCCGAGCTTGAAATCGACAAGGAGAAATCCACAGACAAGTGGTACAAAGTTACAACTGCTTCCGGAATCAGCGGTTTCTGTATGAAGCAATTTGTTTCGGTTGAAAGATAGGTGAAATTACAATGAAAAGCATACTGACATCAGTAAAGAAAGTAAATGGAATTTCCGAAAGCGATACGACCTTTGATAGTGAAATCATACTTCATACTAACACGGTATTCTCTGTGTTGTGTCAACTTGGTGTCGGTCCTGCTAACGGCTTTTCCATTGAAGACGCTTCTGCATTGTGGACAGACTTCATTCCGGAGTCAAGCCCAAAATACAAAAAGCTTAACGATGTTAAATCGTATGTCGGTTTAAGAGTTAGGTTAGTATTTGACCCACCAACAAGTTCGAGTCTGCTTACAGCTATGAAAGAAGAAGTAAAAGAACTTGAATGGCGAATCAATGTTGAAGCCGAAACAAAGGAAACAGAATGAAAGGAGAAAAATTCAAAATGGAAAACAATACATTACAACACCACGGCATCAAAGGTATGAAGTGGGGTGTCAGAAGAACACCTGAACAACTATCAAGAATGAAGGGTCGCATTGATACTACATCCGGTATAGTTAAGGAAGCTAAGAATATTAATGATTCAGTTTCTAACATTCGTTCAACCACTGCGAAAAAACCGGACTTGTCTAAAATGACAGACCAAGAGTTGAGAGACAGAGTTAATCGCATGAATCTCGAACAGCAGTTTTCACAGCTCTCAAGTCGAAAGATTTCAAAAGGCGAACAATATGTAAAGAATACTCTTGAAATTGCAGGAAACACTCTTGCGGTTGCAGGTTCGGCAGTTGCGATTGCTGTAGGAATTCAGCAGCTAAGAAATAAAATCTGAGGTGAAAATTTATGGCATTATCTAACACTGCCGTCCCAAAGTATTACGGCATGTTCAGAGATGCCGTACTTCGTGGTGAAATTCCCGTATGTGATGAAGTATCAATGGAAATGAATCGAATTGACGACCTCATTGCAAATCCGGGAGTTTACTATGACGACCAAGCTGTTGAGGGCTGGATTCAATATTGCGAAAACGAACTCGTCCTGACAGATGGTTCTGATTTAAAATTATTGGACACCTTTAAATTATGGGGCGAACAGATTTTTGGTTGGTACTACTTCGTAGAAAGAAGCATCTATGAGCCTAATCCTGATGGACACGGTGGACATTATGTTAATAAGCGAATTAAAAAGCGTTTAATTAACAAACAGTATCTTATTGTAGCTCGTGGCGCGGCTAAATCTATGTACGCATCGTGTATACAAAGTTACTTCCTAAATGTTGACACTTCTACCACTCATCAAATCACCACAGCTCCTACGATGAAGCAAGCCGAAGAGGTTATGTCGCCAATTAAGACATCCATCATTCGTGCAAGAGGACCATTATTCAAGTTTCTTACCGAAGGGTCTTTACAAAACACTACTGGTTCGCGAGCAAACAGAGTAAAACTTGCAGCTACCAAAAAAGGTGTCGAGAATTTTATGACTGGTTCGTTACTCGAAGTCAGACCAATGAAAATTGATAAACTACAGGGTTTGCGTACTAAGTGTGCTACCGTTGACGAATGGCTTTCGGGTGATACCAGAGAAGACCCAATCGGTGCGATTGAACAAGGTGCCTCAAAAGAACAAGGCAGTGCCGAGAACAATGACTACATTATTCTGGCAACGAGTTCAGAGGGTACAGTTCGTAATGGTTGTGGCGATACAATCAAAATGGAGTTAATGCAAATCTTAAAGGGTGATTATGTTGCCCCAAATGTTTCGATTTGGTATTACAAACTCGATAAGGTTGATGAAGTATCAGACCCTGCTATGTGGATAAAGGCTAATCCTAATCTTGGTAAAACCGTTTCGTATGAAACTTATCAATTGGATGTTGAAAGAGCCGAAAATAATCCGGCTGTAACTAATGATATCCTTGCTAAGCGTTTCGGCATTCCAAGAGAGGGTTATACATATTACTTCACCTATGAAGAAACACTTCCTCATAGAAAAAGGAGCTTCTGGCAGATGCCCTGTGCTCTTGGTGCCGACTTATCACAAGGCGATGACTTCTGTGCATTTACATTCTTGTTTCCTTTGGGAGACGGTTCTTTTGGTGTAAAAACCAGAAACTATATTTCGGAAACAACACTTATGAAGTTGCCTGCGGCGATGAGACAGAAATACGATACTTTTATGGCTGAGGGAAGTCTTATAGTATTCGACGGTCCAATTTTGGATATGATTGATGTTTACGAAGACCTCGATGCTCACATTATAGATTGTGGTTACGATGTTCGTTGTATCGGTTACGACCCATATAACGCAAAAGAGTTCATTGAAAGATATGCTGCTGAGAATGGTGAATTCGGTATTGTAAAAGTTCCTCAGGGAGCTAAAACCGAATCAGTTCCACTCGGTGAGCTTAAGAAACTTTCGGAAGAAAGAATGCTTCTGTTTGATGAGGATTTAATGACCTTTGCCATGGGTAACTGTATAACATTAGAAGATACAAACGGAAACCGTAAACTATTTAAGAAGCGTGCTGACCAAAAGATTGATGCTGTTGCGGCTATGATGGACGCATACATAGCATACAAACAAACGAGAGACGCTTTTGAATGATGAACCTTTTTATAGGTTCTTTTTTTTATGCCCAAATTCAGGAGGTGATTCAATAATGGAAAATACGATAGGGTCAAGAGTAAAACGCGCTTGGAACGCTTTTCTCAATCGTGACCCTACACTTTATCACAGAGATTTAGGCGTTAGTTATTCATATAGACCCGATAGACCACGACTTACCAGAGGTAACGAACGGTCTATTGTTGCATCGGTTGTAAACCGTATTGCTTTAGATGTTGCCGCGATTGATATTCAACATGTCGATTTAGACGAAAACAACAGATTTCTATCTGTTAGAAAGTCTAACCTTAATAATTGTTTGACTTTAGAAGCGAATATTGACCAGACAGCACGAGCATTTAAACAGGATGCGGCGATGTCGATGCTTGATGAAGGCTGCATAGCCATTGTTCCGGTTGACACACTTGGCGACCCAATAGTGAGCGAATCATATGAGATTTACACACTAAGAGTCGGAAGAATTGTACAGTGGTACCCGAAAGATGTTCGAGTAGAACTGTATAACGAGAACAAGGGTTATAAAGAAGAAATCGTAGTGCCTAAATATATGACTGCTATAATCGAAAATCCGTTATATGCGGTTATGAATGAGCCTAACTCCACACTTCAGAGGCTCATAAGAAAACTTAATCTATTAGATGTTATTGATGAACAAAGTGGTTCTGGAAAGTTAGATTTAATTATCCAGCTCCCTTATGTAATCAAGACACCTGCAAGACGTCAACAAGCCGAAGATAGGCGTAAGGATATAGAGGAACAGTTGTCCGGTTCTAAGTATGGTATCGCTTATACCGATGGTACAGAGCGTATTACTCAGTTGAATCGTTCAGTAGACAACAATCTAATGAAACAGATTGAATACCTGACGAGTATGCTGTACAGCCAGTTAGGAATCACTCAGAGTATATTAGATGGCACTGCTGATGAGAAAACAATGCTTAATTACCACAACAGAACCATCGAACCTATTCTATCCGCACTTGTTGATGAGATGAAACGAAAGTTTCTATCTAAAACCGCTCGGTCACAACATCAGTCGATCGTGTTCTACAGAGACCCGTTTAAACTGGTTCCCGTTCTTGAGCTTGCTGAAATCGCTGACAAATTTACTCGTAACGAGATAATGTCAACAAACGAATTCAGACAAACAATTGGAATGAAACCGTCAGACGACCCGAGAGCAGATGAACTTAGAAACAAAAATCTTAATGAACCAGCCTCCAATAAAGTAGAACCGGTGAAAAACGAATCTTCGTCAGACGCGATTGAGACCGAAAAGAAATCTTTAAAGGAGGAAAATCAAAATGGAGAAATTTGACTTCAGTGGCTGGGCTACCATACATAATGTTAGATGCACTGACGGAAGAACAATTACCGAAGAAGCATTTAAACATTGTGACGGCAAAAAAGTTCCATTGGTCTGGAATCATCAGCATAACGACCCAACCAATGTATTAGGTCATGCATTTCTTGAGTACCACGATGAAGGTGTTAAAACCTTCGGTTTCTTCAATGATACGCTTAAGGGTCAAGAAACAAAGCTTGCTCTTGAACACGGCGATATTGTTGCTTTGTCCATTTACGCAAATAATTTGCAGGAAATTGGACCAATCAATGCTCGCGATGTGATTCACGGTGATATCAAGGAAGTAAGTCTGGTTCTCGCTGGTGCAAATCCTAAAGCATTTATCGATATGGTTATGAGCCATTCCGATGATTCAGATAGCGCCTCAGCAGTCATCTACACAGGCGAGCCTCTTTCTCTCTATCACTCAGACGACCATCCAAACGATGACGACGATAAAGACAAAGAGAATAAAGGTGTAACAAATGACACACCTGCTGCTTCTAATGATGAACCTGAGGAAAAGCCCGAAGAAAAGAAACCATCCGTTGAGGAGCCAACTTCTGAGCCTAAACCTGAAGAAAAGGGTGATGGCGAAAAGAAAGAAGACCCCGCAACAATCAGTCATTCCGATGACAACGACAAGCCCAAAGAGGGCGAAACTCTCGGCGATGTGCTCGCTACATTAAACGATAAGCAGAAAACGGCAGTTTATGGAATAATCGGCGGAGTTCTTCCGAATAACGATGATGAGCCATCAAACGAGGATGAAACCAAAAATAATTTATCTCATAAGGAGGATAACACAATGAAAAACAATGTATTTGACCAGAACGGTGTTAAGAATACACAGTCTGGCGCTATTAGCCACTCTGATATGATGGCTGTAATTAACGATGCAAAGCGTTATGGTAGCATGAAAGAAAGTGCTCTTCAGCACGGCATCACTGAAATCGAAACTTTGTTCCCGTTCGGTAAAGATGACGGAAGAAATGTAACTCCTACACCTATCTTTATTGACCGCGACACAGGTTGGGTAAAGAAGGTTATGGCTTCTGTTCACCACACACCTTATTCTCGTATCAAGTCACTCTTTGCTGATATCACAGCAGATGAAGCAAGAGCACTTGGTTATATGAAAGGTAATCTTAAGAAGGAAGAAGTATTCACCTTACTTAAGCGTACAACAGCTCCTACAACTGTTTATAAGAAGCAGAAGTTGGAAAGAGACGATGTAATCGATATCGTGGATTTCGATGTAATCGCTTGGATTAAAGCTGAAATGAGAGGCAAACTCGACGAGGAATTGGCTCGTGCATATCTGATTGGTGACGGTCGTCTTGGCGACAGTGACGATAAGATTAAAGAGGATTGTATTCGTCCTATCTGGACAGATGACGAGAAACTCTTCACAATCAACAGACTCGTTGAATCTGACGGAACCGAGGAAGGTCGTGCTAAAGCATTCATCAAGTCAGCTATCAAGGCTCGTAAGAACTATAAGGGTTCTGGTAGTCCTACTCTGTATACAACAGAAGATATGCTTACTGAAATGCTTCTTCTTACAGACAACAACGGTCGTGACCTTTACGAAGACGAAACCAAGCTTGCTAAGAAGCTTCGTGTAAAGGAAATCATCACTGTTCCTGTTATGGAAGGTGCTACTCGTGAATACGACGGCGGCAATCGTGCACTTCTTGGTATCATCGTAAATCTTAACGATTACAATGTTGGTGCCGATAAGGGTGGTGCTGTTAATATGTTCGACGACTTCGATATCGACTACAACGCTCAGAAGTATTTGATTGAAACTCGTTGTTCTGGCGCACTTATTAAGCCGTTCTCTGCTATCGTTCTTGAAGAAACAGTAGCTGCCGGCTAATAGAGGAGAAAATTCAAAATGGCAAAATGGCACGGAAAAATCGGCTACGCTAAGATGATAGAAACATCTTCGGGGGTTTTTGAAGAAAAAATCATTACATATGAATACCGTGGTGATTTAAATCGAAACACCCGGCGACTCCAAGGCTCTAACGAACTCAATGATAATATCGTAGTTGCAAATGAGATTAGCATCGTAGCCGACCCATTTGCCAGAGATAATTTTCACGACATACGATATGTTGAGTTTATGGGTACAAACTGGAAAGTTTCTAATGTCGAAGTTCAGTATCCGAGACTTATATTGACATTGGGAGGTAAATACAATGAGCGAAAATCAACTTGAAAAAAGTAGACTCGAATTACACGAGATTTTGTGCGATTGTCTTGGTAGTCGGGAAGCTTATTTTCAGCCTCCAACAAATGTCGAAATGACATACCCAGCAATAGTGTATTCGAGAGATAATATCGGAAACACTTTCGCAGATAACAAAGTTTATTTGCAATCGCACGCATACAAAGTCATCGTGATGGATAAAAGTCCAAACAGTAAAATTGTTGCAAGAGTTTCGTTGCTTCCGCATTGTAGATTCGTTCAACATTACAAACTGGACAACCTCAATCACGATGTTTTTATTATTAATCATTAAAGGAGGATACCTAAATGAAAATCACTTGGGATAATGTCGGCGAGCGTTTCTTTGAAGCCGGCGTAGAAAAAGGCGTACTTTATCCTTTTACCGACAATCAGTATAAGGGTGGTGTGCCGTGGAACGGTCTTACTGCTGTTACAGAAAGTCCTTCCGGTGCAGAGCCTACAGCTTTGTGGGCAGACGATATCAAGTATCTCAACTTGATGTCAAATGAAGATTATAACGCTACTATTGAGGCGTACACATATCCTAAACAGTTTGAGGAATGTGACGGTTCTAAGGAAATTGCACCCGGCGTTGTAATCGGTCAGCAGAAGCGTAAAACATTTGGCTTCTCTTATGTTACTAAAGTTGGTAACGATGTTGATGGCGTTGACCACGGTTATAAGCTTCATCTCGTTTATGGATGTCTTGCTTCTCCATCAGAGAAAGGTCATTCTTCAGTAAACGAATCACCTGAAGCTATGACTTTATCTTGGTCTGTTTCAACAACACCTGTAACTGTTCCGGGATTCAAGCCTACAGCAACAGTTACAATCAACAGTACAACTGTTAATGCTGACGAGCTTGCAGCTCTTGAAGCAATTCTTTATGGTTCAGAAGAAGCAGAACCTCGTTTACCGCTTCCTGAAGAACTCATCACAATCTTTAAGTCCAGCGCAGTAGCACAGGGCTAATATTTTAAATAGGACGGGGATGTATTCAGGTAATGCTGGCATCTCCGTTTATATTTTTCAATTTTGAAAGGAGAAAATTAAAAATGCGTAAAGAAACAATCACTTACCCTGATTATAACGGTAATGAAAGAACAGAGGACTTCTATTTTAATCTCTCTAAACAAGAGGTTTATGAAATGGAAATGACAACAAATGGCGGTCTTGTTGAAATGGTACAGCAAATCGTAAAGGCAAAAAATGTACCAGCTATTGCTGATATTTTCAAGAGCTTTATCTTGAAAGCATACGGCGAAAAGAGTCCGGATGGTAAATACTTTAATAAAATCGACGAAAAGACAGGTAGACCATTATCTGAGAGATTCGCACAGACAGAAGCATTCTCGATTCTGTATATGTCGCTTGCTCAGGATGATAAAAAGGCTGCTGACTTCTTCAATGATGTTATTCCAAAACCGGATAAGCAGGCACCAGCTCCGCATCCCGCCACAAATTAAGATGAAAATAATTGGAGGAATAAGAAATGCTTCGCTTGACAATACCAGCTCAAGAATTTTGGGATGAGAAAAATGAAATGTTCATCAAAACAAAAGAGCAGGTTTTAACATTAGAACATTCTCTTGTCTCTCTTTCCAAATGGGAATCAAAGTGGTGTAAACCTTTTATTACAAAAGGTGTGAAGACCACAGAAGAAACCATTGACTATATAAAATGTATGACCCTAACCCAAAATGTTAATCCGATGATTTACTCATTAATAACGGATGAACACATTGAAAAGGTAAATAAGTATGTTGATGCTCCTATGACTGCAACTTGGTTTAGCGATGACGACGAACCAAAAGGAAAAGGTAATAGTGAGCAAGTTACGAGTGAACTTATCTATTATTGGATGATTGCATTTGGAATACCTTCCGAATATCAGAAATGGCATTTAAATCGATTACTTACTCTTATTAAAGTTTGTAATGCGAAGCAAAAGCCACGCAAAAAGAAGTCTATGAAAGAGATTATGAGTCGTAATCGAATGATAAATGAAGCTCGTAAGAAGAAGTACAACACTACTGGATAAGGAGTATCTATATGATTAGTTTCAGACAAAAGGGCGACTTTTCTAAAATCACTCGGTTCTTAGAAAAAGCTAAAGAGGCTGTTCGCCTCGGAGACCTCGACAAATATGGTCGAGAAGGTGTAGCCGCCCTTGCGTCTGCGACACCAGTAGACTCCGGACAAACAGCAAACTCGTGGTATTACGAGATAGAAAACAGAAGCGGTTCGGCAACGATTTCGTTTCACAATTCAAATATTCAAAATGGAGTTCCCATTGCCATCATATTACAGTATGGTCACGGTACGGGAACAGGCGGCTGGGTTCAGGGTCGAGATTATATCAATCCTGCAATTCAGCCTATTTTTGACAAAATTGTAAAAGAAGCATGGAAGGAGGTTACTAAGCTATGAGTGCAGAAGTTGAATCGAAAGTTCTTGAGATGCGGTTTGACAATAAACAGTTTGAAGCAAATGTTCAAACCAGTTTAAATACAATCGAGAAACTCAAACGGAGTTTAAATCTTACCGGAGCGATAAAAGGTTTAGAGAATGTTGCCTCTGCTGCTAAGAATTGTAATATGTCTGGTATGAGTACGGCTGTAGAAACTATTCAGGCAAAATTCTCGGGACTTGAAGTTATGGCAGTAACCGCTTTAGCTAATATTACAAACTCAGCAGTAAATGCTGGAAAAAGAATGGTGTCGGCTTTAACCCTTGACCCTATAAAAACGGGTTTTAATGAATACGAAACCAAAATAAATTCTATTCAGACAATTATGTCAAATACTGCGAGTAAAGGAACTTCTATGGAAGATGTTACTCGTGTTATTGGTGAGTTAAATACATATGCCGACAAAACGATTTATAACTTTGCTGAAATGACAAGAAATATTGGTACATTTACGGCTGCGGGTGTAGGATTGGAAGAATCCGCGGCGGCAATTCAAGGTATAGCAAACTTGGCAGCCGCTTCCGGTTCAAGCTCACAGCAAGCTTCTACCGCGATGTATCAGTTATCACAGGCATTGGCGGCAGGTACAGTTAAACTTATGGACTGGAACTCGGTAGTTAATGCCGGTATGGGTGGTGAAAAGTTCCAAGAAGCGTTGAAAGCCACCGCCAGAGACCATGGTATAGCTGTCGATGATATGATTAAGAAAAATGGTTCGTTTAGAGAATCTTTACAAGAAGGTTGGATAACAGCCGACATTCTTAACGAAACTTTAAATAAATTTACCGTTGACGGTGCAAAGAAATACGCTCAAAGTATGATTGAATCCGGAAAATGGACACAGGAACAAGCCGATGCTCTTGTTAAAGAAGCTCAGGCTATGGAAGACGCGGCAACAAAAGTTAAAACCTTTACCCAGTTATGGGACACATTAAAAGAATCAGCTCAATCCGGATGGTCACAAACTTGGGAAATCATTGTTGGTGACTTTGAAGAAGCAAAAGAAATGTTCTCAAATGTATCGAAGGTTCTCGGAGATATGATTGGTGCATCAGCAGATGCGAGAAACGAAGTTCTTCAGGGTTGGAGCGATTTGGGTGGTCGAACGGTTTTAATCGAAGCGCTCAGTAATGCTTTTGAAGCAATTATGTCGGTTGTCAAACCAATTAAAGAAGCATTTAGCGAAATCTTCCCTCCTGCAACGGCACAACAGCTTATGAATTTTACTGAGAGATTGAGAGATTTAACTGCAAATTTAATATTAAGCGGTCCAGCAGCAGAGAGTCTTAAGAATGTATTCAAAGGACTCTTTTCTATTGTCCAGATTGGCATTAAAGTTATTAGCGGTCTTGTACAAGGTGCGATAACACTTATTGATGCCGTTCTTCCGGTTGGAGGCGGAATATTATCAGTATCTGGGTCTATTGGTGAATTTATAAGCAAGATAAACGAAGCTTTAAGCGGAACCAATATATTTGCTACTGTATTTGGAACCTTGGGTTCTATTATTTCACCAGTTGCAACAGCAATAGGAAATGCTTTAAAAGGTATATCTGATGGTGTCGATAACCTTGGCGGTATAATTGGTGTGATTGAAAAAGTAGTAAGCGGAATCCAATTTGTCTTTAGTAAAATTAAGAGTGTTGTCTCAAGTGCTATGGACAGTTTAGGCTTCGATTCACTTGTAGATGCTGTAAACAGCGGATTGTTTGCAGGAATCTTACTTGGCATTAACAAATTCATTAAATCATTAACAAATATTACATCTAATGGACCGGGAATTATAGGTGGCATACGGGATATTTTGGATGGTGTGAGTGGAAGTCTACAGGCTTTTCAATCACAGTTAAAAGCTGGAGCTTTGTTAAAAATAGCCTCTGCTATTGCTATCTTGGCTGGCTCGTTAGTTGTTTTATCAATGATTGATGAAGGTAAATTAACTTCTTCTCTTGGAGCTATTACAGGTCTATTTATTGAATTATTCGGTTCTATGACCATATTCGAGAAAATAGCCGGTGGAAGTGGATTTAAATCTATGGGTAAAGTTTCAAGAGCTATGATAGGAATATCTACTGCGGTTCTTATTCTTTCGGCGGCTATGAAAAACCTTGCATCATTATCTTGGGATGAGATTGGTAGAGGTTTGACAGCTACAGTTGCTGGATTAGGAACCTTAATCGGCGCAATTTATCTATTGCCAAAAGACACGACCACCAAAACGGGAAGCCTAATAGGACTTTCAACAGCATTGGTTATTTTATCCGGTGCATTAAAGGTTATGGGGTCTATGTCTTGGGATGAAATCGGTCGAGGTCTTACGACTTTGGCTGGTTCATTAGCAATATTAATAGGTTCTATGCATTTGATGAAATCTGCGGTAGCTGGTGCAGCATCAATGCTTATTATATCTTCTGCATTGGTTGTCTTGTCCGGTGCTTTAAAAATAATGGGCACTATGTCTTGGGACGAGATAGGCAGAGGACTAACAGTTTTAGCAGGCTCGCTGGCTATATTGGTAGGCTCTATGCATTTGATGACTTCTGCTTTAGCAGGAGCCGCTTCAATGCTTGTTATATCCTCAGCACTTTTGGTTTTATCAGGTGCTTTAAAGGTGATGGCTACACTTTCTTGGGAAGAAATAGGAAAATGTATGACCACAATGGCAGGTTCGTTGTTAATTATGGCTGGAGCTACTGCACTTATGACATCGGCATTACCCGGAGCAGCGGCAATTCTTGTTATATCCGGAGCTTTAGCAATCTTAACCCCCGCACTACTTGCACTTAGTACAATGTCTTGGGAAGGTATTGCGAAAGGTTTGGTAGCTATGGCTGGTGCTTTCGGTGTTATTGGTGTTGCGGGTCTATTACTCGGACCAATATCTCCGATGATTTTAGCGTTGGGTGCGGCTGTTGCGTTACTTGGAGTGGGTTGTCTTGCTGCTGGAGCAGGACTTTTAGCTTTCTCCACGGCATTGGCGGCTTTAGCTGTATCCGGTACAGCAGGCGCGGCGGCACTTGTTACGGTTGTTGAGGGTATTATTGGTATGATTCCTTCTCTCGCGGCGGCTATTGGTATGGGTATAGTGGCAATGGCAGCGGCAATAGGAGCAGGTGCAGGAGCTATAATGACCGCGGTTACTCAAATCCTAAATGCAATTCTCCAAGCAATAATCGATGTTGCCCCTAAGGTTGCTGAAACGGTAACGGTTATATTAACTGAGATACTTGGTGTTATAGCAGACATAACGCCCAAAATTGTTGATACAGTTGTTACTTGTCTTTCTGCTGTTCTTGATGGTATTGTCGAGTTTGTACCTAAAATGGTTGAAGCTGGATTACAGATAATGACCGGATTCTTACAGGGTATAGCTGATAATATCGGCGGTGTTGTAGAAGCTGGTGTGAATATCATAACTGAATTCTTGACCGCACTTGGAAACGAACTACCAAGAATAGTTGACGCTGGTTTCCAAATGATGATTAGCTTCATCAATGGTCTTGCGGATAGTATATCAACTAATACGCCTGTACTTACGGCGGCAATTGGTAATTTGATGAATGCTGTTATAAATGCCGCGATTACACTTATTACTGGTTCTATCGGTAATTTCCTTAGTGCCGGTGCTAATGTGTTTGGCGGATTTATAAATGGTCTGAAGAGCAAAGTTTCTTCTATTATCAGCACAGTTTCATCAATGATATCTCAGGTTGTTTCCAATATCAAGTCAAAAGTTTCAAGCTTTGTAAGTGCCGGTGGTGAATTGATAAATGGTTTCATTAAAGGTATTAAGGATAAAATTAGTGGCGTTGTTAATGCTGCTAAAGAAATAGGCTCTAAAGCGTTAAGCACGATTAAGAGTTTTCTTGGTATCGCATCACCATCAAAAGCATTTATCTCTATAGGTAAATTCGTGGCAGAAGGTCTTGCTCAAGGTATTCGTGATGAAACTTGGCAGGCAGTTAATGCTACAGCAGAAATGGCTGATAAAGTCAAGAAAGCAGCAAGTGGAACTTTTGAAGAAGTTGAGAAATACATCACAGATGCAAAACATTTCGACGAGTTGAGCCTTGCCGAAGAATTGGAAATCTGGGAAACATTTATTGCTCGATATGCAGAAGGAACAGAAGAGCGTCTGAAGGCTGAGAAGAAAGCTTATACGGTTTATAAAGCATTAGTTGACGAAAAGTATCAGCACTCAATGGACTGGATAGATCAGGAGAAATACTACAATCGCCTGAGTCTTGAAGAAGAGCTTGCGGCTTATGAGCGTGTTCAGGCTCGTTATAAATGGGGTTCAGAAGAATGGCTTAAGATGGAGCGTGAAAAATACAGGGTCAGAAATGAAATTGTAGATGCTTCATATCAGCACTCAATGGACTGGATAGATCAGGAGAAATACTACAATCGCCTGAGTCTATATGACGAGTTAGCAGCATACAAACGAGTACAGTCGAGATATGAACAGGGTACCGATGAGTATAAGAAAATGGCAAGGGAAATCTACAGAGTTCAAAATGAGATTAACGATGCCAATGAAAACTTCTACAAGGAATCCATCCGTATTCAGGAAGACTATCAAGACCAGAAATTGGCACTTGAGGAAGAATACGAAGCAAGAGTTAAAGAAATCAATGAGCGACTCGAAGCGGATATCAAAGCCGCAAACGACGCTTACGATGACGCACTCGAATCTCGAACTAAATCTTTGTATGATGCTTATAGTTTGTGGGA